AACGTCTTTGTACAGGTCATCTACGCTCTGCACTGCCGGGCGGAAGATGTTGCCAACATTGCTCAATTGCTTGCTCAGCCAGCCGCCTTCATCCGGCTTGGGAACGTAGGCATTGGGTTGGGCGTTAACCCCGAGCACTGATTGATCTGGCGTTGCGTTCGGGTCGTAAGCCTTGAGTGCGTCGATATACTTCTGGTCAATCTGTTGCTTAGCGCGTGCCGCATCCTCGTCCTGTGTCCAAGGGCGGTCAATTCCTATGCCGTACTGTTCCCGATGCGCTTTCTGGAATTCGTCATAGGCGTCCTGCCATGTCGGGGCTTTGCCTGAGACTGAACCACCTTCGGCAAAGCCTTCGGGGGTCCAATCACCAGTTATATCGGCCTCAGTCATCGGCTTCCCATCAGCGGCCCAAATATCTTCAGGGGCGTGCTTTTTAAGAATCGCTTCATACTCAGGTCTTGTCATATAGCTAGGCATGTCTCCAGCAGCTTTAGCGCGACCGATGGCAAGCGTCCTAGCGTTCCGACTCATCGGGAAACTTTGAGGCATGAAATTAACCACATCCTTAGCCGAATACAAATCGGTATTCTGCAGGTCACCTACATCGCTCCACTTGCCCGACCTCACAAAGTCTTGAACGAACGGTAGGTATTCGTCGTTGGGTTTGCAGTTCTGCTTGCCTTTGATTTGAAGAATCCTAGGGGGTGGTGTATCGTAGCCGTGCTCAGTCAATGTTTTTACTGCAAACTCATCAAAATCCCCGTTACCCTTACGATGCCTATGAATGTAATCATACATAGTCGAGGGTGCTTCAAATATATCACCAGCACTTTGCTTATCGGGATCGGGCAAAGACTCGAGATATGCTTTAGATACCAGGGAGGGCTTTCCCTCCTCAATTGTCACATGCGGTCGACCCTTAGCGTCGCGCAGGGAGTAGATGCGAGTGCTACCGTCAGCGACCTTGGCGCAGTACCTTCCCACACAATGCTGCATAGTGTCGCCCTCGTACTTGAGAGCGTCTTGTAGAAGAGAGATGCGGGGATCGTTTCTGCTTATCTCCCCTTTGGGGTCTCTGAAGCTAGACCCATCAGTGGTCGTATCTGCCCAACCCTCAGGCAAATCAGAGGGTTTCCGCAGCTCCACCCACCTGTACCCTTTCTCAGGGTAATCCTTGTGGAGCACGGTGGCCGCGTTGTTGGCCTTTGCGAGGTCAGCAGCTGCTTTCTGGTCAGCGCGCCACTGATTGATCTGCGCTACGCGTTGAACAGCTTGAGGAACCGACACTTTGGCCAAGTCTTCAGGCTTGAGTCGTAACTGTGGGGGCAAACCGCTGTTGATGCCGGTGGCGTTGCGCAGCTCGTCAATGAGATGATTGAAGCCAAGATCCGGTATAAACCGGCTAGAACCAAGAAGGTGTACGTCTGCATCTGGGGAAATACTGTGGAGCCATTTATTCCCAAGCCCGTACCCCTGCTCCAATAAAGTCTTAGCCGGCATCGTCGCTATGGTTTCATCTGTCACGCCCTCCCAAGTCTTAGCTGGTAGGGACTGCGCAACAGCCGTCTGCCCTTTCTGCATGAACTTCCCATGCATCTCTGGACGGAAATTCAATTCATCGGGGTTCACATGGAGGATACCGCGCTCAGCCAGTGCTCGGATCGGATCACGCTCAGTGGCCATATCATTGCGGACGTAGTTGCCTAGCTTCTTGTCGACCCAGTTGTTGAGCGCTTCAGCAGAAACCCCTGGATTAGCAACATATTGGCCCGCCTTATCCGGGCCATAATCCACAATAGCTTGCTTGTACTTATCGACATAAGGGTTCTTCAACCCCTTCAGTGCATCCTCAATGCTCCCGCTCAACCAATTGCCGCCAGGGGCCTTGATAACCCCGCGCTGAGCGGCCATGGAGCCAGCACGAGGGGCTGGAGTAGCAGCTGCAATGCGGCTCAAAGCGCCTTTGCCCAAGGCAACAGGCTTTGTAGCCCCGACACCTCCGAAGATGCTACCGAGTTCGTTCACGGCTTCGTCGCCCTGCTGTTTGCCCGGCAACCACTCCTTGTAGAAGTCCGAGGTGGGCAGTACAGGCGTTGTGTCCTTGAGCGCCCGTGCGGTCGGGTTGAAGGTGGTGTACTTGTCCAGCGTGCGCGCCAAGCCTTCAAGGTCACCTGGGAGGCCTGCAGTGCCTGCAATCCAACCACGCACCAATGCCTTCAGTGCGGAACCGATGAGCGGTTGGGTGGAGGCGTCTTGGCCCGAGCTACGGGTGTGCTCCATGCCTACATGACCGCCGTCGTCGAACCGATGCTTGTCTGCAGCCACAAAGTCCTTGCCCACCGACACCGGGATACCTGCCTTCTTAGCAAACGCAGGATCATGCACCACTGCGGCCATCAGGTTATGCTGAGCTTTGGACTTAGATGGCATTGGCATCACCCGTAAGGGTTGATAGCTGATCGACGCTTAGCATGGTAATCTTCTTCCTCTGGCTCGTCAATCGGTGCCTCAGCAACTTCCAGCTGTCCAGCGTCCCGCAAGTAAATGGTTGCTTGGGTAAAGCAATCCACCATTTCATCATGTTCCCCAGCCGGGAAATGCTCCAGCTGAGCGAAGAAAGGTTCAACCCAAGTACGCGGCTTCCCGCGGTTCTTAGTGGACTCTAACACCCAGAACACGCCTGCTTCTAACAGCGGGCTTGCTACGTGGGCTCGAGTAACCTTGTCGGCCTTTCCGGGATTATAGGGCACTGCCGGGATGTTTGACAACCGTAGATCTTGTAAAAGGCTTTGTCCGCTACCTTTTGCCTCAATTAAAATGATGTCAGGCTTACGGCTCGGCTTCATCACGTTGTCTTTCTCCCCGCCATACCGTGCTTGCCAGTCGGAAAGCACGCGCTTCTTGAGCTCGGGGTAGCCTAGGTGCTCGTTCCAACAATCCAGCAGCAACACGTTATTCTTCTTCTCGTGCTCGAACACCCCCCATACACAACACCCAGTAGGATCACCAGACGTCTTCTCGGTGAAGGCGGTATCGTAGCTCTGTACAATAAAGAAAAGGTCCGGCATCGGCTTACTCGCAGGCCAAAGTCGGAAATTCGCGGTCTTGAGGATGCCACCTCCGGCAGGTGACGGACGCTGCTGTAACTGCCCTGCCACGCCATAAGACCCGAGTAGCACTTTGAGCTTCTCGATTTCCACATGGCCAAAGCGTTCGGGGCAGATGAGCTCCCCTTCAACGCGGCGAGGGTCATATCCACCAAGCACTGTCTTACGCCGCTTGCCATCCCACTCCGCCGGAATGCAGATATGCTCCCACCCTCCGATATCTTCAAGAATGTGGCCGCTGATATCCTTGGCGTGCAACCGCTGCATCACGCACACCATGGCATCAACCTTCGGGTTGTTAAGGCGCGTTGACCACACTTGATCGAACCATTCGAGTGCGCTGTTACGCATGGCGTCGGACTGGGCCTCTTGCGCGCCGTGAGGGTCGTCCAGCACCAAGCGACTGCCGCCCTCCCCTGTAGCGGTACCCCCAACGGAAGTCGCTATGCGATAGCCCGTTTTATCGTTCTCGAATCGCTGCTTGGCGTTCTGGTCCCCGGACAAGGCAAATACGCTGCCCCAACGTTCTTGGTACCACGGAGACTGAATGAGCCTTCGTGCCTTCAAATTATCACGGGTGGAGAGAGTTCCTGAGTATGATGCTGCTAGGAACTTTTGCTCTGGTGCCTTGATCCATTCCCACATCGGCCACATCACGGAGACGATGGTGGACTTGGAGTGGCGCGGTGGGATGTTGATCAGCAAGCGGTGAATCTCGCCCCGGCTAACGGCTTCAAGGTGCCGGCAGATATCCTCGATGTGCCACGACGGGATAAAAGGGATCCCGGGTTCAACGACGTGCCAGCTTTGCTTGACGAATGCGTAAAGGTTCTCTTCTGCCGCGCGCCTCTCCCGTTCCTTTTGGATCAGCGTTAGCATCACCAAAGGATTGAGGACAGCACTCACGCTGCAACAGCTGCTTTAGCCATCAAATTTTGCATGGTGGCAAGCTCCTCGTCGGTGAGCCCTTTGAGTGACATAGCGGCCATCTGGATGGCTCCTCCTCCATTTCCGACCAGCTCCTGAGTAACACGATCACCAAAACGCTTCGGAGCTACTTTCGAGAGATACCACTTGCGTGCTTCAACCCGCAACCTGTTCCTGCTGATGACATCAGCGTTGAGGTGCATGACCACAGGATTTCCATCCTTATCAAGTTGTCTCAGCTGCACGTCGGTCTCATTCGAAATCCCAACGATGTCCTCTAACATAATATCCAATCCACTCTCTCTAGCAGCAGTATAACGGGAGTAGAAGCCGAGTCGATCCTCCCGCACCCATCGGAGTACACAACTGCGGCTTGGATACCCGGGGTCTTTGCACATCTCAGTGAGTGACTCTCCCGCTTCTAAACGAGTACAGATCACATCAATCCATTCTGGGGTACAAGACGACGGACGACCGGATTCTTTGTCTGGTTCATACCGGTACGCATGATGCGCAGCACGCTCCTCTGCCTTGCGGACGATTGCTTCCTTCGAGAGACGTTCCTTCTTCGCCTTATCGGCCTTCGCTTTCAACAAAGCGTTGTTCTCTTGTGATGTCAACCGCCCAGACTTCCTAACCAACTCGAACGCCATTTCGTTTACTCCAAGCAAAACGGTAGCCGCCAGTATAACCCACTTTCCCAGTGATTCACTTACCCTCCTTGATCCTCTTCAACACCGCCTCCACATACACTGCAGCATCCAACAACTCCTCCTGAAGATGCTTCAACCAATCCATCAACTCAAGATCAGTCCTCTCTGTCGTCACTCCATACTTCACAAACCCGACCCTACTTCTCTCCAACAGGCTCTGTCGAATCGACTCGACATTCCGATCTGGGGATTTCTCTTCTCCTCCACTCATGCCATCACCTCTTCTTTCAACCGCTGTTCAAACCAAACCAAGAAATCGCCCTGACTCACTTCTACCGGGCATCTCACTCTCTTTTTCCCCGCCGGCAGGTACCCGTACATCATCACTCTCCACTTCACATTATTCGACTTGTACAACAACACTGGCTCCATCGTCGTCCCAGCCTGCTTTTTCGTCTGCTCCCAGAACCCCGGCACATTCACCTTCTCGTGGTGCTTCACTTCCAACGCCAGCCACTCCAACCCCACCACGTCATGCCCTCCGCGATGACTCTGCATCAAGTTCCTCTCCAACAACGGTGCCTCTCTCCCGACCTCCGCATACACCTTGTTGACCACAGGCTGAAGCATTTTCACTACCTCTCGTTCAGCTCTCTGCCCCTTCGCTCGACTAAATCCGCCAGTTGCCATGATTTCCTCCAAGATTTGTAGATTAAATCCAATTTACTATCCTTTATCTCAAAGATAAAAGAGATTCCTTAATGATTTCAATAGGTTATTTAATATTATATTAAGTTTATATTTATATTAATACCTAGGTCATATTATCTATTCTAGTCATCCCTATTTCCACTTAAAGGGTCCCCATAAAAGCAAAATGCCAATAAACGCTAATAAACTTTAATGATATCAACGTGTTACAAAAAAATTCCCGAAATAAAAGTAAAAACGCGATTAACTCCACCGCGAGCTGAGTCCGTAGGCTACACCAGAGAATTTGTACTTTTGGAGTAGTTGGGCGCGCGGAACCTCGACTAACATACCAGAATCCAGAAGAGTCTGGATAGTTCTCTTGAGTGCATTAGTCGCCCCAAGTCGGTCCTGTCGGAAGCTCGCACCGCTAGCAGTTCGCTGGGAAAGATGGGCGTAAGGTATGATTCCTGCCTTATGTAAGTCGGAAAATCTCTCCTTGACTGACTTGGTCGGATGTTTCAAATAGGCTTCGATTGCCCGCTTCAAATCGTGAAATTGCTTGCTATCTCCCTGCCCTACGTCACCGTCCTTAAACCGGGATGCCACGAGCTCGACGTCGCGCGTCACAAAATTAATTGCCCACTTAGCCATGGCTGCCGTGACAACCGGCTGGTGTGGATTACACCCCACTGCCAGCAATGCCGCCAGCTTGAGGGCTTTCAAATGAGCGCGATTCCATACCTGTGTCTCGACATCCAGCCTGCTGGCGTTCATAACTGCATCCGCATGGATATCGAATTCATCCAACAAAAGCACACTGTGGCTATCAAGCTGTACTGGTGCACAAGCATTATTGTTCGACGTGGTCAGGCTTATGGCCACCAAGTCGATAAAGCGTTGCGCGAGTCCCGCTGAAGGCGGTATGTTGGCATTACGGTTGCGGGGTACCCGGTCACCGCTGTATTCAATTACCGAGAAGCGCGGAATAAGTCCCTCCGCTATGTGGCTGGCGTCTAGCCCATCGAAGAAAGTCTCCGGCGTGGATTCTCCGAGAATAGTGACATTGGGGGCTTGAATAATCTTGGTGTTCTTCTCAGTGTCTGAGTAGACCGAAGAGCGCAACATTCGGTTCCAACCTGACTTAGCATACAAGTCGAGTAGGACTTTCCGCAGCATCAACTGTGCCGAATTGGCGCGTTGATCTGACAATTGCTGCAACGTTAATCCAAACTCACCGAGAACCGATACAAAGCACGGCTTATCGTTAAGTACCTTAACCAGCGCCTGCCCGGAGGCAAATGCGGCCGGTCCAATGAACTGGTCCACCATTGGAATCTGTGCCCGCACGGCAGAAATCAGATTCTCAATTCCGCTAAGCGCACCTTCTTTCCCAGAGCCGGTTTTCGCCAACAGGATCAAATATTGGTTCAGCCCCGACCCAGAGATGTTGTAGGATCTTGCGCAAACCCCAGCAGTGAGCGCCAACGCCGCGGCAAGAGCAATCTCCGGGACTGGTCGGATGGCTGCTTGGTAGAAATAGGTTGCCAGCTCCCCAACTAATCCCGGAGGAAGTGGAATTCCTTCTAAGGAAGTTTCTTTCTCTTCGATTGGTTCTTTCACCGCCGCTTCCTTGGCTGGAATAATAGACGTTGGCGGTTCTATAACTGCGGCCGCATTGGCTATTAAGGAGCTTGCATCGATCGGCGGAGGCTGTTGCGCGCGAATCTTTCCAAGTGCGAAGTTCAGGTAGGTATCATTTCGAACTGCCTTGTCGCGCTTTCCTAAAGCGCTCATTCGGAAAAGCCTTCGCACCTGCTCATTGTCTTGGGTGTAATAAGCAAAGATAGACAGCAGCGCAAAATCTGCTTCACTCTGGCTTGGGTATTCCGAAATGTTTCCAGCACACAGGGCATTGAACTTATCGGAATTGCTAGCCCGCATGGCCATAGCGACCACTTCGCCGTCGTCTTGGCAAGATTCCATACCCATCAGATCGACACTGCGGTCGGGTTGCATCTCACCGTGCAACGTATTTAGCAGTTCTTGGTGTTCGGCTATTGGGGTGTTTCGGACTACGTCCCCAGTACATATCATATAGCGAGCAGAGCTGTAAACCTCGACGCTATCCCTATGGACCCCAGAAGGCACCTTACCCCGCACTATAATATGGTAGCCCCTGCCGCTGGCGGACCTCTCGGTATAGCTGTCGAAGGCAGTGAGGATCTTTTGATGCCGTTGCCATTCTTCTTCGGTAAGCGGCTTTGCCGGTTTGTTGTCTAAATCGATAATGCTGTACGGATCCCAAGTAGCCAAAACAAAACCGATATGTTTGAACCCGGTTCGACAGGCTTCTTCAAAGGTTCCCCATGTAGCAGGGTCAGAGACGCTAGCTACACGCCCCGTTCGCGGATTGACCGGAACTTTATCTTCTCTGGAACAGACCCATTGCGGTAAGCTGCGCAATTCAGCTGGAATATTGTTTCGCATTTTATTGGAAGAGAGTTTTACCTGTTAGATGCTCAAAAAGAAACTGTACTCGGTTGACCGAGGGGTTCTTGTAGGCTCCAGCGGCAAACTTTCGCAACCAATAATAGGGGAGTCGCGTCTCCTCGTAGACTTGCAATAAATCCCTTCCTTCCAATAGGCGGATGGTTTTAACCATTAGGCTCCTCGGTTGGTCGAAAGGCCCATTCTTCCTAGCCATAGACGATCTCCTGTGTTTAATAAACTTTGCCATTATAGGAGGTCGACCCTATAAGGCACTCCCTATAAAGGGAACCAAATAAGTCACTTGGCGCCCGGGAACCGCCTATAATGGGCCTTCCTTTAACCACAGGAGGTAGAGTGAAACCATTAGAATATTCCGTTATGGTGCAGCGGCTGTTCAAGGCAACCGGCTTTAGCGAAAAGGCGGCGTCCTTACTTCATGCCGCCGTTGGTATTGCCGGTGAGGCTGGTGAAATCTTGGATTGCGTCAAAAAGGTCTGGGCTTATGGTAAACCCTTGGATCTTGATCACCTTGTCGAAGAACTTGGCGATATCGAGTTCTACTTGGAAGCCGCCCGTCAAGCCATTGGCGTCAGCCGCGAAGATGTGCTCAACGCAAACCAAATAAAGCTTGCCAAACGCTATCCAGACCTCCGATACTCTGACTCACACGCACAATTAAGACTTGACAAAGAATCTACCGCAGAAGTGAAAGGCGACACCAAATGACAACCGAACAACCAACACTGCCCGCAGTCGTCCTTTCGACTGCTCTGTTAAAACCCGGAGCGTGCATCTGTCGCAGTTGGTGCCGTTCGGACCTTGGCGGGCAGACCATAGAAGGCAAGCGATACCCCAGCCCGAACCATGCAGACGGATGCCCGGCGCAGAAGCGTGAGCGATTTGTGCGTGTTGAATTTCACGGCCATTCGTGCGTGATAGAGCCGCGCGACGTTGATGCCATGCGCGAAGACTTGTGCGCCGACGAGTACACATTCAAAGATGTGATGCTTACCCGCGACCAGTTCGAGCGCATGGATGAATTCCAAGGGTTTTAACGTTGGGCGTGACCGTTTACAACCCTAAGGAGAAATCGTGGACCCCGTACAGAATCAAAAACTAACCGAATGGACTGAGGCCTTGGCAGCGGCCGAAGTTGCCAAAGTCGCCATTGCTAAAGAGCAGACCCTGCGCAAAGAAGTTATGGCGCTATTCTTTCCTGCCCCGGAGGAAGGTGTCAACAACCTTCCCTTGGATGCCGGTTGGACGCTCAAAGCCACTCATAAGTTGGAAAGAAAGATGGACGAAGCTGCCTTACCGGCGGTTCTTCAACAACTCCGCGAAATGGGGGTTAACCCGGACCCACTGATCCGAACCAAGCCAGAGCTGGAAACCAAGGCATACAAATCGCTTGCGCAAATCAACCCTGCCGCAGCGCGGGTATTCGAACAAGCTTTGACTATTAAGCCCGGGTCACCGGTGGTTGAGCTTATCCCACCGAAGGCAGCAAAATGAAGTACTATTGGGATCTATTCAAAAACTCGGTGGTGGCCGATATCCTGCTGGCTGTTATCATTGGCCTGACCTTGGCGACCGGGCTCTTACTTGAGCTGTCGAAATAGCATGGCAGTCCAAATAACTACCACCGCCAAGGCGGCACAACTCCACGGCATCAAGTGCCTCGTCTATGGCAAGTCCGGTGCCGGCAAGACCAAGCTTGCCGCGACGGCTCCGGCCCCTATTATATTGTCGGCCGAATCTGGGGTTCTATCATTAAGGGAATTCCAGCTCCCGATGATCCAGATCAAAACGGTGGCGGATCTTACCGAAGTCCACCAATGGGCTTTGAACTCTGCGGAGGCCAAGCAATTCGCTACCATTTATATCGACTCAATCTCCGAGATTGGCGAGGTGGTCCTGACCAATGCTAAAGCACAGGTTAAAGACCCGCGCCAAGCCTATGGCGAACTCATCGAGAAGATGATGATGGTAGTCAAGGCTTTCCGCGACCTCCCGGGTAAAAACGTGGTCATGGCGGCAAAGCAAGAACCGGTAAAAGACGAGATGACGGGCATCGTCCAATATGGTCCAAGTATGCCGGGGTCTAAGCTCGGCCCGCAGCTTCCATATTTATTCGACGAAGTGTTCCGTCTTGGGGTTGGGAAGACTCCGCAAGGGGTAGAATATAGATTCTTGCAGACCGGACCCGATCTGCAGTATGATGCTAAAGACCGGTCGGGGTCTTTGGATCCAGTTGAACGACCCGACCTTTCGTATGTATTCACTAAAATCCTAGGAGTTAGATAATGGCTATTCTTAATTTCGATGCTTCCACGGTCGCTCCGAGCGAAGCTCTCGAAGCCGTACCGGCAGGCTGGTACAACGCGCAGATGACTGCTTCAGAAATGAAGCCTACCTCAGATGGAACCGGTGCTTACCTGCAGGCCGAGTTCACTATCTTGAACGGCGACTACGCTGGGCGTAAGCTGTTCGACCGGATCAACCTGCAAAACAAAAACCCGGTGGCCGTCGAAATCGGCTATAAGACGCTGTCCTCGATTTGCCACTCGGTTGGCGTTATTCAGGTGGCTGACAGCCAGCAACTACATGGTCGCCCGTTGCAGCTCAAGGTATCTCTCCGCCCGGCTGGCCCCGGTGCTGATGGAAAACACTACGAGGCTAGCAACGAGGTCAAGGGATACAAAGCCGTTGATGGCGCTGGTGCCTCCGCAGCTCCTGCACCGACTTGGGCACCGCAAGCTACCCCTGCCCAACCTCAGTACGCGCCTCCTCCTGCAGCGCCGGCTTGGCAACCACCCTCTCAACCGCAATACGCACCAGCTCCTGCCGCTGCTCCACAACAATGGGCTCCCCCGCCTCCACCCACAGCTCCTGCTCAACAATGGGCACCTCCCGCAGCTCCTCAAACAGCTCCTGCCGCTCCTTCAGCACCTCCGTGGCAAGGTCAGCCAGCCGCGCAAGCACCTGCTGTAGGACAACCCGCAGCAACTGGAGGGGCACCGGTCCCACCTTGGGCACAACCCGCTAAGTAAACGAATAGGCTCGTTCCGAAAGGTTCGGGCCTTTCCTCTCTTTGGATATTCATCATGATATTGGCGACAAAAACGGCGCAGGCGATCGAAGCTGCCTTACAGAAAGACCAGGGGGCTAAGTTCCGAGGTCACCTCGGGGAGCTCATGCCATTGGCCGGGGATGCCTATAGCACCAAAGAAGACGACTGGCGCGACCACCTTGGTGCCTCCTTAATTGGACGTGAATGTGCACGTGAGGTCTGGTATGGCTTTCGTTGGGCAACCCTAAAGAAATTTGATGGTCGGATGATCCGGTTGTTTAACCGCGGTCATCTTGAGGAACCTCGCTTCGTGGCACTCCTACTTATGATTGAGTGTCAAGTCTGGCAGCTCGACCCAGACGGGAAACAGTTCCGCATTGGTGGCCACATGGGGCATTTTGGAGGTTCATTGGACGGTGTTGCTAAGGGTATCCCCGACCTTCCAGATACCCCAATCCTAACAGAATTCAAAACGCACGGGGAGAAGTCCTTCCTCAAACTCCAAGCCGATGGGGTAATGTCCGCCAAGTGGGAACATTTCATCCAGATGCAGGTGTACATGGGGAAGAACTCGCTCTCGTGGGCGCTCTACTGCGCGGTTAACAAAAATACTGACGAGATTCATCTAGAGCTGGTTCGATTCGATGAACAGCAATACCTTCGCTACCTTGAGCGCTCTGTGATGATCATTGAGGCTGTTGAACCACCACCTAAAATCAATCAAAGTCCCGGGTGGTTCAAGTGTAAGTTCTGCGACCACAAAGACTTGTGCCATGGTGAAGTCATGCCGGCTCGGAACTGCCGCACATGCACCTACCTCCGCCCGGTCGATGGCGCTAAATGGGCCTGTACGCTCAAGTTTGACACCGAAGAAGTTTCCCGGGAAAAGCAGCGCCTCGGGTGCGACCAGTACACCGTAAACATGACTTTCAAGAACAAGGCTTGACGTGAAACTCCGGGACTACCAAGATGCCGCCGTTGCTAGCATCTTCGATTACTTTGCGAATGGGGGAACCGGGAACCCGATCGTTGCCCTACCGACCGGCACAGGTAAATCTGTGGTCATCGCTGCCTTTATTCGCCAAGCCCTCACAATGTATCCGGGAACTCGGATAATGAAACTGACTCACGTCAAGGAGCTTATCGAACAGAACCTCGAAAAGCTCTTGGCGGTGTGGCCGACTGCCCCGGCAGGCGTTTATTCGGCGGGTCTAAAGCGAAAAGACGTCGGACAGCCAATTCTCTTTGGCGGTGTTGGAACCGTAGCTCGAGCAACCGACCTGTTTGGAAGGATCGACCTGCTCCTTATCGACGAATGCCACCTCGTCTCCGCTAAAGAGACAACCATGTATCAGCGCGTTATTAGTGGACTCCGCAAGGTAAACCCGCATCTCAAGGTCATCGGCTTTACTGCTACTCATTATCGCCTTGGCAGTGGTATGCTTACCGAGGAGGGTGGACTTTTTACGGATGTCTGCTTCGATATGACTAAGCTCGAGGCATTCAATTGGCTGCTGGCCGAGGGTTACCTTTCTAGGCTGGTGCCGAAACCTACCTCGGTGCAGCTCAACATCGACTCCGTTCATGTTCAGGGCGGAGAATACAAGTTGAATGAGCTTCAAGAGGCTGTCGACAAGGATGAGATCACTTACGCTGCTCTTCGCGAGATGCTAGCCTATGGGCACGACCGTTCGCATTGGCTAATCTTCGCCTCTGGAATTGAGCACGCTATTCACGTAGCGGCCATGCTGGACAGCCTTGGAATTCCAACTACTTACGTTCACTCGAAGATGTCGGATGGGGAGCGGGGCTCCAATATAGCCTTGTTTAAAAAAGGCCTTTACCGGGCAATGGTGAATAACGGAATACTAACCACCGGCTTTGATTTCCCAGCAATCGATCTTATTGGGGTTCTGCGTCCGACGCAATCGCCCGGTCTATGGGTGCAGATGCTTGGCCGCGGCACCCGCCCAGTTTATGCAGACGGCTTTGATCTAAGCACCGCTGAAGGTCGACTAACCGCTATCCTCCATGGCGGCAAGCAAAACTGCCTCGTGCTGGACTTCGCTGGAAATACTCGGCGTTTGGGGCCTATCAATGACCCCGTCCTGCCCCGACGTAAGGGAAAAGGGGGAGGGGTAGCCCCTGTGCGGTTGTGCGAGGCCTGCGGGACCTACAACCATGCCAGCGTCCGCTTTTGCGTTGAATGCGGCGCCGAATTCCCGCGCGAGGTAAAGATTCTTCAGCACGCCGGCACGGATGTTTTAATTTCTGATGGAGCTCCGAAGACTGAAGTATTCAAAGTGGACCGCGTGATCTACGGGGAGCACCGAAAAGAAGGAAGACCCCCAACAATTCAAGTGAGCTATTTCTGCGGGCTTCGCATGTTCAAAGAATGGATTTGCCTAGAGCATGAAGGATATGCCGGAAAGAAATCCCGCGATTGGTGGCGAGATCGCTCCGAGGAAGAGCCACCCCTAACAACAGCCGGCGCTTTAACAAAACTCGATACCCTGCGCACCCCGACCCACGTCCGCGTGTGGTTAAAGCCTAAGTACGACGAGGTTCTGGCTTATGATTACACCAGTACTGCCTTTGGAGAAACTAAATGAGCCAGATAAGCGAATCTTCTAGGGATCTTTTACACAAGGAGCTCATTCAGCTCCAAATCGTTAAAAGCTGCCTCAATTGTGAACACTTTGTTGATGACTCCGGGGAATGCGCGCAGTTTCAATACGTGAAGCCTCCGCCAAAAGTGGTGGTGTTCTCTTGCGGAAAAAACTGGGAGAATCGTTGCCCGTTCTGAGGGTAAGCTATATGAGGGTTTTTAGTTCCTGTTTTGTTTGAATAGATGTTGGAACCTTATAGGGGGTGCCCTATAATTCATTCATGGTTCAAATGAACCTGTCAATCAACCAACCGGAGCTTAGCATGACCTACTACATCACAACCAAAGCAGCTGTTACCCCCTTCGTCCTGTTGGGAACCAGCCCTAATCGGACCGACGCCCGCGTCCTTGCAAAGAACCTCGGCGGTTCCGTCCGCACAGAGGCTGAATATAACGAGCTGGTCGAGAAAGCTGCCCTTGATGAGCGTCTTGCCGATTCTCTCAAAGCCGCCTATCCGACTGGGGCCTCACAGGTGTTAGCCGACGAAATAGGGTCCGAAGATCCTACCGACCAAGAAATTGCCGAGTCCAACGCTGCGCTGCAAAACCCGACTGAAAAGATGGTTGCCCCCATCGGTTCCGATCTTACTCACGACGCGCACGACCACCTCTGCCCCCACTGCGGTTGTGACCTGAACAATGGTATTGGCGAGCACCTGCAGGAAGTCAACGGTAAGTCCGTCAAGCACGACAAGTACCTGTTTGCATGTTTGGCTTGCAACGGAGAGTTTGGCCCTACCATCGGTAAACCAGCTGCCCCGAAAACCACAATGGTTAAGGTGGAGCATAGCAATAAGTCAGCTGCTGACCGCCCCTGTAAGTTGGTATGGGCAATCGCCGACGAAATGTTTGCGGTGAATCCGAGCACCCGCCGAAAGGAAGTGCTGGCAGAGTGTGTTAACCGCGGCGTGGCTTTCTACACTGCGCGCACTCAGTACCAGCAATGGCTGAGTATCCAGAAAGAGATGGCCGAACGTGAAGCCGCCCAAGCAAAGTAAAGGCTCAAAAGACGCTTGCTATTGCGAGCGTTGCCTTGGCGCTACCCGGGAATGGGGGCGCCATCCTACGGACCCAACCGGTGAACGCTTCGGCGATCACCATTGGCCTATACCGCTCCCGCACGAAAGAGGAACCGCCATGAAATACATGCTCATCGATACAACCAGCGTTGAAAAGACTTCTGTCCTAGCCGTAGCTAAACTTCCGGCAATCACATTACTCGGAAAAATCCACCAAGCCAGAGGAAAAGCTGTTATAGCTCCTCCTCTAGAGGGAAGAGGATTCGCTAAGCTGGAGGCACTCCAGCTTCAATACCTTTACTGGAACACCTGCAAAGAAGCTCCTCCAGAGGACTATAACCAGCTGGTCCGCCAGTGTCTGGCCAAGATAAATACAATCCTCGAGGACATTACACCGCTGGAGGCATTGGAGAGAGAGGTTGCTCTGCTCTACCCGGAGTCTCAGCCGGCCCCGACAAAAGCATCCTCCGGAGAGGCCACGGTACCAAAGGCGACCTCGACCACTGGCCGCGTGTGGCTCATTGCCGACCGCTTATTGGCAACTGGCTCCACCGACCGAAAGGCAGTAATTGCTGCTTGCGTGGCCGAAGGCATCAATGCGGCCACGGCTTCCACGCAGTACGGGAGGTGGAAGGCATCTAAATTGTAATGGCATAAACTCCCACGAATGACGATTTTAGGGTATTATTCACGGCATGGGGTTAACTTAATCAAACCCCATATTTTATTCACCCACTAGGAGCTAGAGATGGCAAAGAAGGATAAGGCAGCTAAAGAAGTTGTTGAAAAAGAAGTTGTCGAAAAACCGGCCAAGATCGAACAAAACGGCGTCGTGCGCCCCAATGCCGGCACACAGACTGCCCGCGTTTGGGAAATCGCTGAAGCCTTGTCTGAATCGATCGGCAGCGCAGCTTCCCGCAAGGAAGTTTTGGAAGCTGCCACGGCCGAAGGCATCAATGCTTCGACGGCAGCAACGCAGTACGGCCGCTGGACTAAGTTCCACGGTATTGTGAAAGCTGCCAAAACGGAAGAAACCGCCACGGTCGAAGACGCCGCCGCCTAAAGCAGGCTAGGCTTTTACAGCTAAAAGGGTGCTCAAGGCACCCTTTTTTATTGAAGATTAAAGCCTAAAAGTTAGCCTATTCACCGTATAATAGAGTTAATCTCAGGAGTCCCGAATGAACCGGCAACCGATTGAAAAGAAGTCTTCTAGGTCCGAAACCCTTGATGTCCACAGTATCTTTCATACTATTCAGGGGGAGGGGCCGTTCTGCGGAACCCCGGCAGTTTTCATTCGCCTAGCCGGGTGCAACCTGCAGTGCCCAGCATGCGACACAGACTACACCTCCGGTAGGAAGAAAATGGCCCACACGGACATCTTAGCCACGACCAAGACCTATGCCGCCCGTGGCCTTGTGGTCATTACTGGTGGGGAACCCTTTCGCCAAGACCTCGAAAAGCTGTTTCTTCTTTTGACGAAGAATGGTTACTATGTGCAGGTCGAAACCAATGGGACGCTTACCCCGCCTCCCGGAGATTACAATACCATAACAGACCGGCGTAAGGGGCTGTATATCGTTTGCAGCCCGAAGGCAGGAAAGGTTAACGTCCATATTGAGGGTTTAGCCTGTTGCTACAAATACGTGCTTGCCGCAAATAGCATGCACGACGATGGCTTGCCTTTGCGGGCATTAAACCACCCAGCCGCTCCATTTGTTGCGCGGCCACCACTGAATTGGAAGCTCCCAGTTTACGTTCAACCAATGGACGCAAAAGATGAGGCGACCAATCGGCAGAATTTACAAGCTGCCATCACCTCCTGCATGGAGAATGGTTATATCCTTCAACTGCAGATTCACAAAATTATCAACATGGAGTAGTACGATGCGAAAAGCACTGGTTATCCTTTCTGGAGGTCAAGACTCGACAACGTGTCTTTTTTGGGCAAAACAATTTTTTGACGAGGTCCACGCGGTGACCTTTGATTATGGGCAACGCCATTCTATCGAGATCGATGCTGCCGTAAAGGTGGCTAGCATGGCAGGAGTAGCATCCCACGAAATTGTTCGCATACCCGGGATACTCAAGTCGACCTCTCCTTTAACAAGCGACGCTGAACTGGAGCGCTATGAAAATGCCGCTCAGATGGCGGAGACTATTGGGGATCGTGTTGAATTAACCTTTGTCCCGATGCGGAACACCCTTTTCTTCACGGTTGCTATGAACCGCGCTGTTGCTCTTGGCGCTAGTCATTTGGTTACTGGAATCTGCCAAGAAGACGAAGCTAACTACCCTGACACCACCGAAAAGTACCGTAAATCCTTTGAGAAAACGGTTAATCGGTCTCTCGGGGTAAAAAGATTCCGAATCCATGCTCCGCTAATGTACCACAGTAAAGCGGAAACCGTTTTACTCTCCAAGAATATTCCGGGGTGTTGGGAGGCTCTAGCATACACGCACACCAGTTATGATGGGAAATACCCGCCGACTGATAAAAATCATTCGAATGTTCTTCGCGCCTATGGCTTTGAAGTAGCTGGCTTACCCGACCCGCTGGTTTTGCGAGCCTACCGTGAAGGGCTGATGGACCTCCCAGACACACCGAATTACCATAACCTGCAACTCCCGCTTTTCCAAGAAGGTGCATAATATGCCAGTCCACGCTCAACGATACCACGACCTATCTGTCGGTCATCGTGTCTATAACCAGGGTTCTAAGTGCGAGATGCTCCATGGGCACAATTATCGTATCCACTTCAATGTCGAAGCTAAAGAGCTGAATGAGATCGGGATGGTCCTCGACTTCGGGGTTATTAAAGCAACTCTTTGCCAATGGCTTGAAGATAACTGGGATCATAAGTTCCTGATTTGGGAACAAGACCCATGGTCACGCTATCTCCTCGAAATCGACCCGACCGTTGTGTGGACACCCTTTAACCCAACCGCCGAAAACATGGCAAAATATCTGGTCGAAACAATAGGCCCGGTTATGCTGCGAAACTACCCTTGCCGGCTGGCATCCGTAATTGTCGAAGAAACCAGGAAATGCTCGGCTTCCTACTCTCTCCCACAAGGCTATAAAGAATGAAAAAATTATCTAATCAAGACGTGTCTGCGCTAGCAATGGAGCTGGTGGCGGCAGTCTCTACTCTCCACGGGTACACCAAAATGTACCCGATTCCAAGAGGAGGTGTCCCCGCAGCTTACGCGGTCTTAGCAATTGCGCGAAAGTTTCGTATAGTTGAGACTCCGGAGGAGGCCGACTTCTTTATCGACGATATTATCGACTCCGGCGCCACGATGCAACGGTGGAGTGACGCTTACCCGGGAGTTCCTTTCTTCGCGTTGATCGATAAGACTTCAGAGACTTGCTCCTACCGCCATCTCTGGATCCAGTTCCCATGGGAAAGCAACGTGAAATCTGAGGACGATTCTATCGTTGGAACGCTAACTAACCGTCTCACCGCGGCAGGTGTCCCGTTCTTGGCAAACGATAATATCGCGGCACATGTGTCTCCTACCGAGATGGTTCTGCTCCAAGCCGAGGTTGCTCGTCGGGCAGACTACTTCTTACGCGGGCTGGTTATCGACATTGGGAATGACCACAATACCGTTGGGACGGCTGATCGAATCGCCAAAATGTATTTGACAGAGGTATTTAAAGGACGCTACTTGCCACCGCCGGTTGTCACGGATTTCCCAAATGCCAAGGGGCTGGACGAGATGTACATGACCGGGCCAATTACCGTGCGGTCAGCTTGCAGTCACCATTTTGTTCCGATTGTCGGGCGTTGCTGGATTGGTGTTATTCCCGGGGACCGTGTTATTGGGCTATCGAAATTCAACCGTATCGTTGAGTGGGTTGCCAGCCGTCCTCAAATTCAAGAAGAGCTAGTCATGCAAATCGCGGACTTCATTGAGGAGCAGATTCAACCGAAAGGATTAGCCGTAGTGGTTGAAGCAACCCACCTCTGCATGACTTGGCGCGGTGTTCGGGAGCCAATGGAAGCTAAAATGACGACGAACGTCATGCGTGGTGCTTTCCGGAACAAGCCAGAAGCGCGGGCGGAGTTTATGACCTTGGTGGCCAAGGGATGAAACTATACCTTGCTGGTATCTATACGGCGAACTTCAAGATTGGAGGGTCGCTGTATAACCGTCTCACTGAAAACGAGAAGCGCCAGCGGGAAAGTGCCACCAACCTTTTGGAATCTTTCCACTATATCCACCGACAATCATTTGTGGATAGCATTCGTGGGGATAACCGAAAGGTCTTTCTTGACTCCGGGGCGTTCTCCGCTTTCACTAAAGGGGTATCTGTCGATATCCCGAAGTATTGCGAGTACATCAAACGGAACAAGGACATCATCGAACATGTTGACGGTGATATTCTCGCCTCTGTTCTTGACGGGATCGGAGACCCTCTTAAAACGTACCAGAACCAGCTGGAGATGGAACGCCTTGGCGTTCGACCATTGCCTTGTTTTCACTACGGGGAAGATGAGCGATACCTTGAATGGTACATTGCCAATTACACCTACATCACTATCGGCGGCATGGTTCCGATATCCACCCCACAGCTTAAAATCTGGCTTGACCGAATCTGGGAAAAATACTTAACTGATGGAGCTGGACGCCCAAAAGTACGTGTGCACGGCTTTGGATTGACGACCGTATCTCTGATGGAGCGCTACCCGTGGTATTCAGTGGACTCTTCGTCCTGGGTGCAGATTGCTCGCGTTGGTGGGATGATGCTAATGCCGGAGGCAAAAGTCATTAACGTGTCTAATCAAAGCCCGCAGCGACGGGTTGAAGGGCAACACATTGATACCTTAGCACCACCATTGCGCCAAGCTGTAGAAGAAAAACTTCGCTCCTGCGGTGTTGACACGGAGCGAATGAGAGAGACCTATCTCTCCCGGTGGTGCTACAATATTTGGGCATTCGACCAACTTGGAATACAGCATTTTGAAGCAGATCCAAAATTTATTCCAGACCAACTAGGGCTTTTCTAATGTTTGACTCACTCCGCTTTGTTCAAGGGGCTGTCGCAAAAAAAGATTTTGTTCCAGCACTCACCCACTTTCGAATCCAGGAAGGGTGCATTCGCGGTTTTAACGGGATGATGGCTCTCTGCTGCCCAATCGATGTGAATTTAGATTGCTCCCCAAAAGCGATCCCATTCATCAAAGCGATTCAAACCTGTAAGGAAACCGTCCAGCTCCACTTGACTCCGACAGGTCGGTTGTCCGTCAAGTCCGGGAAGTTTAAGGCTCTTATTGATTGCATTGAAGCTGACTTCCCAGACATTTTCCCAGAGGGGGAGGTTATGCCGCTGAACGGGGAGCTGCTGAAAGCCTTGAAGGCACTGACTCCTTTTATCGCGGAAGACGCCTCCCGTCCATGGGCAAGAGGTATTCTTTTGCGCGGGCAGTCTGCCTTCGCTACCAACAACATCGTCTTAATCGAACGTTGGCTCGGCTATTCTTTCCCGGTTGAATTAAACATCCCGCGGAGCGCCATCCTAGAAATGCTGCGCATCGGCGAGGAACCAGAAAGCCTTCAGATTTGCGAATCAAGCGTTACCTTTCATTACTCGGGGAGGAGATGGCTTCGCACGCAGACTTATTCTACCCAGTGGCCCGACCTTTCTCGAATACTCGACCGCCCAGCGTCCCCAATCGATATCCCGGCAGGGTTATGGGAAGCAGTGGCGGATTTGACCCCATTTACTGATGAACTGGGAAGGATTTTCCTGCGCCCGGGAACAATAACCACAGGGCACGGGGAGGGGGCCGGTGCTGTTATCGAGGTCCCAGATATTCACGCGGAGGGATGTTTTAATTTTCAGCAGCTAATGCTTTTGAAAGACGTCGCGACGAAAATCGACCTTTCTGGGTACCCGGGGGCATGTGCTTTTATCGGTGATAAGTTGCGTGGAGCCATCGTCGGTATCCGGGCATGAGGACTGACTCTATCGGAATGTTTTGGGAAGACGTGGCCACTGGTGGCCGCGGAGCAAAGGCTATTCGCGTAATGCCGCCAATCCCGGAAACTGGGTGGGAACCGCCGCGCTACTTTCCAGATCTATCCAGAGCCGCGGCTATAGCTATCGACTGCGAAACCAAGGACCCTGAGTTGTTAGATCATGGCCCCGGATGGGCACGGGGTAAGGGGCATATTGTTGGGGTATCCATTGGTGCTGCCGGCGGTGGACGCTGGTATTTCCCTATCCGCCACGAGGTAGAACCTGAGCATAACTGGCCCCCTGAAATGGTGCTGGCGTGGCTTCGGGACACCCTCGCAAACCCCGCACAACCCAAAGTAGGGGCCAACCTAATGTACGACGTTGGATGGCTTCGCCACGAGGGCGTCAACGTGGTTGGGGAGCTTGTGGATGTCCAGTATGCTGAGGCTTTGCTGGACGAGCGGGCAGAGGTGGCGCTAGAGGTGCTTGCGCAGAAGTATTTGGGCGAAGGAAAAGAGTCTAGCCTCCTTTATCGGTGGTGCGCCGATTTCTATGGCGGTAAACCAAACGGTTCGCAGCGGGCAAACATTTACCGAGCGCCTCCTCGTCTGGTCGGCCCATACGCAGAAAGCGACGCAGATCTTCCTTTGCGAGTTGCGGTGGTTATGTATCCACATCTTGTTCGGGAGGGAATGGTAGACCTTTTCCGAATGGAGTGCGGTCTTATCCCGATGCTTATCGACATGCGCTTCGCAGGTGTCACGGTTGATATTCCAAAATCCGAGCTCCTTCGGGAAACCTTAGCCGAACGCGAAAAGATAGAAGAAGCTAAGTTAACGGCACTCATTGGGTTCCATGTGGATATCAATGCCGCTGACAGCCTCGCAAAGGCATTTGATAAAGCCGGTCTCAGCTATGCCAAAACCGCCAAAGGAAGGCCTAGCTTCACAAAGGATTTCCTTAAATCTCTGCAGCACCCAGTTGCTGATCATATTCGAGAAATACGAAAGCTCTCTAAGCTGCGTGGAACCTTTGTCGAATCCTATATTCTAAATTCGCACGTAGAAGGACGTGTTTTTGGGCAGTTCCACCCACTCCGAAGCGACGAAGGTGGTACGCGCTCTGGGAGGTTCAGTAGCTCTACCCCGAATCTGCAAAACCTTCCAAGCCGGGACGATGAGCTCGCTCCACTAGTGCGAGGACTTTTCCTCCCAGACCCCGGGCATCGGCAGTGGCGTAAGTATGACTACAGCCAGATTGAGTACCGATTCCTTGCGCATTTCGCGGTCGGTCCAATGGCCGACGAGATTCGCGCGATTTTCAATGCTGACCCTAACACCGACTATCACGAGATGACGCGAGAGCTGGTGCACCGACAAACTGGACAGCTCCTAGACCGTAAGCCGATCAAGAATATTAACTTTGGGCTAATCTATGGGATGGGAGTCGATAAATTAGCTGGTGGACTTGGGCTATCCGTTAAAGCAGGGAGAGACCTTTTCGCCGCTTACCACAAGGGGGCTCCTTTTGCAAAGGCAACGATGGAGGCTTGTTCTGAGGAAGCCCGGGATACCGGGGTCATTAAGACTATCCTCGGCAGGAAATCACGCTTTGATCTTTGGGAGCCGCAATCATGGGGAAGCGAAGGAATAGCTTTACCATATGAAAAGGCGATCCTGCAGTATGGGCAAATCCGGAGAGCCTATACCCACAAGGCATTAAATCGTCGCTTGCAGGGGAGTGCTGCGGATATGATGAAAATAGCCATGTGGCAATGCTATAAAGATGGGATCTTCACAGAGACTGGAATACCGCGGTTGACCGTTCATGATGAGCTTGACTTTAGCGACCCCGGAGGAAAAGATGCCGCTTTTCGTGAAATGAAAAATGTTCTGGAAAATGCTATGCCACTGCGAATTCCAATTCGGGCAGATTGCGACGTAGGCCCGGACTGGGGGCATGTAAAAGAACTTCTTGAGTAAATAGTTGTTTTCTTTCTTGGATTTTTCTGTTTATCGAGCTATAATCTAATCATAGCCTACAAGGATTTAAAATGACTACCACGCCGGAGTTTACAGAAAGCCAACATCGGATGGTGTCCGACTGGCACTTCTGCAAAAATCATTCAGAGGAATTTCAGGTGCTCGGACGGTTTTCTGTTACCTGCGCCATGCGCACAGTGGTGTCCTTAAATCCAAGGGCTTCGCGGAAGGACTTTATCCAGGTCTTTGCTTATATTGGGTTCAATAAAGGAACCCTCGCCATTCAATTTGCTAAATCGCGTAAGTTTGATGCTGTGACGCTGGGTAAAGTCCTTAAAGCAGATGGTTCTTTTCAGGAGTAGTTTATGAGAATGTGGATGGTAGACCCAAAGATTATGTGCCGTAAGCATCTCCTCGGGGAGCATGTCGAGCATCATATGCTTGTTGGAACAATTAACAAGCGCGTGGCGATAGATGGTTACCTTAGTGGGAACCTTCTTGAGCCCACGCAGCTCCTAATCCGTCATTATGCCTTGGCGGAGGAAATGATCCGCCGCGGTTACCAGCATAAGTCAGCGCTGACTTCGGTTGACCTCGGGCACTTGAATGCTAAGCAAATTCTGACCACTGTGGATAAGGAATCGTCTCTTACCGAACTTCTTCGCCGGTGTCCGGAGTGCCGTGCACGTTACGCTGCGGGGTATAAAGAATGAGCTTATGCAATCAAGATTGCAACCAGGGCAGAGACTGCACCTGCGCCGTGTACTATGAGAGCTACGCCCGTGAGGTGCTTGTCTATATTATTTTGATGGTGCTCTCCGGAGTAGCTGGATTTGCTCTAGGGGTTCATTCATGTTGCTAAGGGAACGGCATAACTGCCGCACAAAATTTGCTGGTGACGGTAGCAATCCGTTTGTCAAAGCAATGCAATTCATGCCAAATTATGACCCAGTGCGGGACATTTGCGGACCTAGGATATCGTCGAAGCAACTTACTGGAATTGAGAATATCAATATTGTAACTGAGCTGCTAGAAAAGCACGGATCTCTAACTACCCCGCAAGTGGGGGAGCTACTTGACAAGACAGTCAACAGCGTATTCAAAACGCTACGCCGCATGGAGCGCATGGGTTTAGTCCGGGTGAGGTATATTCGTGAGCCGCATAGTTTCAAGCGGATTAATGTCTACGAACTTTGGGGAGAATGAGATGAAAGAGCAAATTAAGGAGACTGCCGTTCCAGTGGGGCATCCTGCTGGTAAATCGACCGGCCCGGTAGCGGCAGTCTCCACCACTGACCGCGCAGCGCTGATTGCACAAATGCGCGATGCATTCCTAGCATACGAGTTGTCCCAAGCAATCGACAATCTATTAACGAAAGCAGCAGACATGCTCGAATCTGATGCGCAGCCAGCCACCAGTGATGAATGGCTTGCAAACTGCCCACAGTCCATGCGTGACCTTGCCAACAGGATCAAAGCCGAAATGGCAGTACCGCAGGAGTTGTGCTGGTGTGATGCCAATAATATTGGTGAACCCGGCGTGTCATGTGGGGATTGCCCGACACGAGACTACGCAGCACCCCAGCCAGCAGTGCCGCAGGAGCCGGTAACCTGGAGAACAGATACCAGTAGCGGGAAGCTCCGTTTCACTATAGGTAATCAGACTTTCACGATTGACTACGACGCAGATTACAAAGAAGAGCTTCAATGGATGGAAACGCAACTCATCACTGCGCTATGTAGGATGGCAGCATCCCAGCCACAGAGGCCAAAGCTGACGGACGAGGAGATTGCACACATGTGGGCGTACAACCCCGGATGGTCAGCGGTTGACTTTGCCCGCGCCATTGAGAAGAAAGTGCGGGGTGAAGCGTGAGGTCAACAAAGAACAGCACCCTAAGCCTGCTGGCGGCATGTGAAATCCTGGCACTCGGTGCAGGGCTTCCGTCCGTATTTCCAGAGGGCTACAAAGAACGCCCTATCAACACCGGACGACGCGCCGAAAAAGACGCCGCTGCGCTTGCCAAGGCCCAAGCCAAACGCGACCGCAAGGCTGCTAAACGTAGGGGTGAAGCATGACCCCCGGTGAAATCATGAAGCTCGCTGATGAGTATGCAGCAGCAACACATGAAATCAACAATGACGCCAGCGAAGACCGAGCAGCCCTGCGCAAAGCCGTCGAAGAAATGGCGGCGGATGCTGAATTGTGGAGGGCATACAAAGCCCGTAAAGACGCAGCACTAGCTGCTGGACTTGGACGTAACCCATTGCGTAGCGAGGAAACACCATGACCAAAGACACAACAGGCCCGGCATTCCCCGGACCATACAGCAACGTGGAAAACCAAGGGCTCACAAAGCGCGAATGGTTTGCCGGGTTGGCACTGCAAGCGCTCTTGTCAAAAGAAAACACCAGCGGCACTGAGCATGCATATGCGTGCATAGCGCTTACCTGCGCGGAGGCATTCTTTATGGCAAATAAAGCGGCCTTGTGGGCGCAGAACGGTGGGCAATTATGAAGGAAATACGTCAATGCCCATCGTGCGGGGGAATATGCCGCAAGTCTGGGTGCGAACGTGAAAACACCACAATCATTACCAGTTCGGACGTGATTGCTGGCCTTCAAATGGCCTTATCGCAAGCCGAAGCCATGATTGAGCGCCAGCAGCATGCAATGCAGCGCGCAATGGCCGCATGGGACTCCACGACGCACCAGAAGAACGGTGACGGTCGGCTGTGGCAGTGCATGGAAGAACTGCGGGCAGAGTCACATAACGCCGGAGATAAGCCGCCGCGGGTCGGCCTTGATTGACCTGTTATGCAGAAACTTTAGGAGCACAAGATGACACAAAAAGAAGCCAGAAAAATCATGCTCTGGAAAGCCATCGAGCGATACCGCACAGCAGGCGGTCGGGAAGAACACCACGCCTATAAAGAGGCGCTGGACAACTACATCGACGACATGCTGGACATAGAGGAAATGGACGAAGTTGCCCACCGGTTTGCCCACCCCCTAGCCCTTGAACTTGAATGCGTGCTGGCCGACCGAAACGCCAACTGGAACAGGGCTATGAACTTGATCGGCGAGTACCGCAGCGCAATGAACGCCATCCATGAACAGCACAGCCCGACGCACATGGGTGAGCCGTTGCGGCATAACGTTCGAAATGTGCGGCACACGCGTAGCGGGTGTCCGTACGGTTGAGGCGTTCTAGCGCGGCTCGCAACATATCTTGGCGCTTGATCTGCGCTTCCCACTACGCAACTTTTTCGTCAACAGCCCACATAGCTGTGACACTGCGTCCGTTTCAAAAGCTCGCTTTTGACCGTGCGCTGTATCGCAGCTATGCAAGCTACCACAAAATCGATGCTGTATAAATACCCAGTTCATGTGCTAGCGCCACTGTTCCAGCCGTCGTCTAGTACGCCGGAGACAAGCGGGGCGCGTAGCGCATCCGCCTTGGGCGACCTGTTATGCCTCTAAAAATAATGCTTGCAATTGTTTGATTGTGTTATATAATTTAATCATCAACAACACACTGGGGAATGAAATGGTGAAGCGGTACTCCACAACCTACAGCAACGGCCATACTGCCGGGTCTGGCAGCGCACATGAAGCGCAAAACTTTGGCAACTACGATGACGCGCAGACGTTTTTCCTGTCGGGCAAGCAAGTGGGCGCTGTTGAGTTCTTTGCGGCTGTGGGCGAGGCAGTGCAGGCCGCATGGGACAAGAAAGCCGAAACGCACAAGCGCGTGCGCGTGCTGCATGGTAGTAGCGCCGCATGCTATGTGGAAAAGTGGGTGCGTCGATGACAGTCGGCGGCAAGCGTGAAGGCGCAGGGCGTAAGCCCACCGCGCCACATCTTAAGAAGATGCCCATTGCCGTTGCACTCCCGCAATGGCTTTTGGATTGGATGGACACGCAGCGAGAGAGCCGCGCTGTCTTGATTGAAGAAGCCTTACGGAAGCGGCACAAGATCAAGCCGCCACCGGAGGCATAACGCAGAAATAAGCCGCCGCAGGTCGGCCTTGATTGACCTGTTATGCCGAAACTTTAGGAGTACAAGATGACACAAAAAGAAGCCAGAAAAATCATGCTCTGGAAAGCCATCGAGCGATACCGCACAGCAGGCGGTCGGGAAGAACACCACGCCTATAAAGAGGCGCTGGACAACTACATCGACGACATGCTGGACATAGAGGAAATGGACGAAGTTGCCCACCGGTTTGCCCACCCCCTAGCCCTTGAACTTGAATGCGTGCTGGCCGACCGAAACGCCAACTGGAACAGGGCTATGAACTTGATCGGCGAGTACCGCAGCGCAATGAACGCCATCCATGAACAGCACAGCCCGACGCACATGGGTGAGCCGTTGCGGCATAACGCCGGAGATAAGCAGTGAGTGAAACGAATCTGATTGATCGACCTGTTATGCCGCAAGGCTACCGGCTGGA